AAAGCAAGTCAGTCCCTTCAATAAGAACCGTATCTGAATTCTTCCAAGCAACTGCCCACCATTAATCATACGCATCCTCATATTCCATATAATAACAAATTCCTACTGAATTACTTTTAAAAGTAGTGGCATAAGTACCTGCATAAATAGAAGTACTAAATCCAATTAAAGCTATTAAAATAAATAATAATTTCTTCATTAACTTATAACTGATATTAATATTAATTGACAAATTACACCGATTAAAAATCCTATTCCTGACCACTTAAGATATTCTGAACTATCTTTTACATTATTTTTATTAATAAAATATAGAATAATACCTATAATAGGAAATAAGAAAGATAAAACTTTCTCCAATGTACTTACTTGATTTTCTTTCATAATTAATAAGCTAAGGAGTTTTGAATTGTTTTAAATACCTCATCTAATACTTTAAATCTAGAATATATATCTCCAAAACACATTATCATTCCTACTATAAACAATGTGAGTACTAATAACCAGATAAAAACTATATTTTTAAATTTTTTATTATCCATAACTAATAATTAATGCCACAGTAGTATACTATCTTCTTTCACAGTATTTGTCGTAGATTGTATTTTGTTATCTTTTACAATATCGGCTTTTTCTTCTTTACATACAGATTTAGATATTTTCATTAATACTTGATTAATATTACCAATATTAAGAGTCATATTAATAAACATTATAATAAGAGCAATCTGAATACTTCCAGCAATAAACCAAAGAACTATCATACGTCTTTTATATTAAAATCAAATTTATTTGCAATCAAATTGGCTATCTCGGCACATTCTGGGTGTACATTTTTAGCCCCCATATTAGAACTTCTAAGAAGTAATACATGTAACCAATCTATATTTAAACCCGTATATATAACTCTTGTTGCGGTTTCTAAAGGTAATATTGCTCTAGCTTGTTCTGGTTTTAATCCAAGGTTTAACCAGTTCATATAATTAGTTTCGAGAAGACCTAAAGTAGAAACAAATTCTTTTTGTACATAATCCTTACACTTATAGTACCATTCTGGTTTTATAAAAGTAATCTCTCTATTAAATTTATCTTTACTAAAATTACAGAATCTAGTAGATTGTTCACATATAACTAAAGAAACTGCATGCCTATTTAATTCTCTACTTACTCCTATAGAAGTAATGACTTCAAATGAACTATATTTAATTCCCTTATCATCATTAGTAATATATGGGAGCATTGTATTTATTTCTTTCTGATTAAAATTTTCATACAATACTCGTAGATTAGTAGCTACAAATACCCTAGTTTTAGAACTAATAGTATAACTAAAATTATTATGCTTTAATATAGTTAGATAAGTATTATTAAAGTCCTTAGGAAAATCAAAATAAATAATACCATGAGCTAGAGGACTCATGTGTCCTCTAGCTACTAATCCTTTAATAAATCCTTTATAGCTATCTTCAGTAATCTTATCTGTGGAATTATAGCATACTCTTCCAGCATATTCAGCCGCCTTCATAGCCCCTTCTAGAGTAAGTTCTTGATTAAGTTGCTTTACAGATTGATTTATTAATTTCATTGTTTCTTTAAATTATCAATATAATCATTTATCTGATATGTTTTAGTAAATCCTGTCCAACGATGTATTTCTTTATCATTATCTAATAGAACAATAACTGGAATATTTCTTACATGATATTTAGAAGCTAGATTATCGGTATCTTCATCAACATCTACTATTTGTAGTTCTACTTTAGGAGGATTCTTTTCAAATTCTGAATTTTGTATTTTACAAGGATTACACCAATCCGCACCAAATTTAATTAATTTCATTCTACTGTAATTGTATAGTCATCAATATCCCAATCTGATCCATCTATAAGAGCGTTCTTATTATAGTGCTTAAATTCTTTTAAATCTTTTACTGAATCAAGAGACTTGGTAATTGTTTCAGATAATTCCGTAGGAAGATATATCTGATTACTTACTGCATCATATAAATCACAAGAATAAAAATCAGGATTACCATCTTCATCTACAGTATAATCAGTAACTTCAATAGGTACTGATTTACTAATACATAAATCAATAACTACATTAATTGTTTTCGGTTCGTTTACTTCTTGATTATAAGGTGCATTTGGATCAAATTCAGCACCCATAGGATAACCATTGTCCATAATTATTTTAATTTGATTAAAGTTTTCTTATTTTTATATTCTATTGATTCTATAATTTTATCTGTAGAATTTTCTATAAAGTTAGATATATTATCACCTACTTGCATAAATGGTCCGCTATCTGGATCTACTGCAATAATATTATTATCATTATCTAATATAGTTCTAAAATATAAACAATTTTCTAAACTATATAAATTATCTTCTATATACTTTAATAAATGTTCTGTATTATATCTTCCTTTAATAATAATATCTTTCACTGTTCTAGTTCTTTAATTCTATCATTAATATACCAAATAGCTTTCTTAAGATCTTCTATTTCTTTAGCTTTATCAGGTACATCTTGCTCAGACTTATGGCCTGACCTAAGAATATACTTAATGGCACAAGCTATATCAAATGATAAGTCTTGTAAAATTATTGATAAATCTAAACCATAATTCTTTTTAAACCAAGTATAGGAATTAGGAATTTCTATTTTTTTACCTTCTATGTATTTATAACTCCATTTATATCCATAAGCACTAATCCCCCTACCATTGCATACATTCCAAACATTACTATATGATTTACCTAAATACCTTTGTACTTCCTTAAATGAAGGAAACTCTTGTATAAACTCTCCATTTAATGAATATTGTAATATAGGACAACTTTTGTGTACTTGATTTCTAGAATTATAAGCTCTTCTTTTTAATCCTGTTCCATAATTTACATTATATTTATGGGTACACCATTCAAGATTTCCTACTCTATTATCTGTTTTTATTTCATTTTTATGATTTACAATAGGTAAATTATTTGGATTAGGTATAAAAGCTTCGGCTACTAACCTATGTATTTTAACCATTTTATTTATCCCCAATTTAGATATTCGTATATGAACACATAAGTATCCTCTTTTATCCAGTTTAGGTTTCAATATATCTGATTTTCTATGTAATCTTCTAACTCTACCAAGAGTACTAACTTCTATTAAACCCTTGTATTTACTCAATGATTTCCATTGTTCTTGCATAATTTATCTACCCTATTAATTTCCATTTTTAAATAATATTCAGCTTTATGCAAATCAGATAATATCTTCTCATAGTTACTAAAGTTATTATCATTTTTATGCCCTAATCTTAGAATATATTTTAATATTTGTCCTAAATTGAAGTTCATGTGTCTTACTATATCAATTACCTCAATTCCACACTTATCTTTTAACCATGTGTAATGTTTAGGATGATTAACATTGTCTATTGTAGCTGTAGTTTCACCCGATTTACTTACTATTGAATGTATATCTTCTGGATAAAATTCACAACTGTCTACAAGTTGTCCAATGACTTCATCGAGTCCTTCTATTTTACAACCTGTATCTAAATTAATAATTGTATCTCTACCTTTTGTTTCTAAAATATTCCCCTTTTCAGCAAACTTTGAACCATAATAATAAAAAGGTTCCTCAGATATAAATTTATACAACATAAGATTTTACAATTTTAGCAATTAATTTACCATCGGCATTAGGATATTTATCTTTAATGGCTTTTATAGTTATTCCCATTTCCTTTTTTGGGATTGAACAATCAGCAGTAACACCATCACAATACCCATTTTTAGCACACCATAATATAATAGCAGAACATATCTCTGACTCTGATACAGGCTTAGGAAGCAACTTTTGTAGTATATGTAATTCAATTGTATAAGAAGAAACTAAATCGTCTCTACCAGCGTCTGAGAAGCTTATAATTGCATCTTCTAATTTTTTACACATTTTACTCAACAGTTGTATCTCAACAGCTTCTGTATATTCTTTAGCATTTTTAGCAGTTTTTACTAATTGTATTTCTGCTTTTAAGTTTTGATAAGTTCGCAATGCATCTCTATCATTAGATTTCATTGCTTCCCTAATAAGTTTATTAATATCAATCATCGTCTATGAGGTTTAGAATGATAATATCTTCCTGGAGGATCTAATGGATAAACCCTAGGAGGATGATGAATTGGTTTAGCTGGAATATAATAATATGGTTGTGGATAATATCTTACAGTTATAGGTTCTTCTGTAAGTACTATATCACAACTACATAATCCAAGTAAACTTAATAATAATATTTTTTTCATAATTCTACAGTATAATCATACACCCAATCTCCGCATTGTTCGCATTGCCCAAGATCTTTACAATAACCTACTATCTCACATAGATTACTCATAATTTCTTGTAAGTCTGCGATATTATCTACCTTATCTAACATTTTATGAAGAATCTTTTTTATTTCCTCTTTAGAATAAGAATTATAATTTTTATTATCAATTGTAATTCCTTCTGAAATGCAACCAGTACTATAAACTATTTTCATAAATTACCTTATTGAATGCCAACCTTCTTCATCACAAGTATGAAATTCACAATATAAATTAATTTGTTCTACTGATAAACAGGTCATATCAATATCACTTTTATCTGGTAATCCTTCATATAATTTATTCATTAATTCTTCTGGAAATATCCATTTTGAATCAAAATAAAATTCTATTTCGTTATTATCTACCCACTCTCTAATTGAATTGATATTTGGATTATCAAAGAATTTACATACATAATCTAAATTCTTTTCATTATCAGAATATACTTTAAGTGTATTATTACAAACGTTAGCCATATTTATTTATAATTTCTAATATTTGATTCCAAGATACTGGATAATAATTATTATTATCTACTCCTACATCATATTGAGTAGGAAATAAATATTTTAATCTATCTTTATCTTTACCATGAGTATTTTCTTTATTACTATGTACATGTCCAAATAATTGTATTGTATTATAATCTTTACCTCTATATGTTCCAGCATAACAAAGAAAAGGATAATGATTTAAATATACTTTTCTATTATCAATTTTAATTAACAATTGATTGTATACCCCTTCAAATAAATCTAATACATATTTACCCGGACTATGTAATTCGTCCTTGGTGTTTATACTAGTTCGTTAGACTAGTACCGATAGGGTATCTCATACCCATAGCTCATACTTCTTTATTCATATGAGAACTGACTATCTCACACCCTCGACTTTGCTCGTTAGGGGCTGTGTATTTCGGACCACTTGGTCCTACTCCCATCTCAGGGATAGTCGATGAGCCTTCCTCCACATTAGAGGCTTGGTTGAGGATTAGCCTCTCAGCCGTTTCCTCAGTTAACACAGTTTCTACAGGTGATTTCTCATCTGAAGCACAAAATATTTTTTCAAATTTTAACTTCTTTTCATTGCACCAAATAGGGGCTTTTGAATACATATACTCATAGAGATTCTTTATCTGTCCTCTGCCGGAGTACTCCATAGTACACACTTTGTCACAAGTAGAATTATTTGTATTCTTTGCTTTGGAGTAGTTTAATTTAGTTTTTCTCTTTACTATACCTACCTTAACCAAATACTCTTGTAGAGGAGCAATAAAGGATACACATCCAGTAAAAGTAAATTTTACATTATATACTATCCTTTCTCTAAATCCTTCTTTGCGTGAAGAATCTTTAACTATCATTTTCTTTCTCTTACCGTTCCAAATGTATCCATCTCCGTCAAAATATCCGAGAATAAAAGAAGACATAAACTCCTCTGGAACCAACTCTTTAGTTGGAAATTGTAATATTAGGGACTTGTTTCTAACAACACCT